CTAGAGCCCAAGGGCTCCCTGGTAGCCTTCCTGAACCATATCCTTCGGAGCTTTCTTAAACGTTACATTCCCAATTCCCCAGAAAGGCAAGTCAATCCTTTTCCCGTCGAGCAATTCCGCGATTGTGAGGATCTGAAGGCGAGGGTGTTGTGTTCCCGCTCCTTGGGATAGATAAGAACCGGCTTCAGCAGCTTCGGTACGCATGGGTTTAGTGGGCTCCTGCATGGCGATAAGGACGCCGATCTGAGCCTTCTCTCGCTCGATGACAGCCCTGAGATCTCGAACTGCGAGAGCGGTCACGCTATGGCCGGCCTTCACGGAAAGAATGACCTGCTTTACCTTTCCACCCTCTGCTTCGTCGTGAAAAAAGAGACGGCCGTCTATCCCTCTATCGCTACCCTTCTTCTGGGTTGCAGGGCGGGCTCCAACTAGTCCGAGGGCCCACCATTGGAACTGATAGGGATCGGTGTCGGCTAAGGCCTGCGCGTCAGGAAGGGAAACAGGCTCGCCGATGACCTTGTACGAAGTCCCGCTACCGAAAGCATCGGCAAGGCGTGACTTGATAAGCGTGATCGCCAGGTGCGTGATATCGATGCCTATCCAGGTCCGATTCATCTTCTGTGCCGCGGCGATTGCTGTTCCACACCCACAAAACGGATCCAGGACGACATCTCCCGGGTTGGAGCTTGCGTTGAGTATCCGCTCAAGCAAGGCAACCGGTTTCTGAGTAGGGTAGCCAAGGCGCTCCGCGGCTTTTGCCCCAATTGGTGGGATATCGGTCCATATGTTCTGCAGTCGGTGCCCCGGGCTTTCGTCGGCATACATTTTGAGCCGAAGAGCACCGCTGGGAGTTGCAGGGAAATGGAGGCGTCCTTCCCGGTCATACTGTTTCATTCGCTCGATATTGCATGACCAACCGTTTGGGTGAGGCTGATAGGTGATTCCATTGCTGGCAGTATAGGGGTAGTGGAGGTTTGGCCGCTGTCCCGGATTCCGCAACGTAACGGATTGCCATCGCCGACCGTCCGGGTCGCTGAATTTGTATTTATCCTCCATGGCTTCAGGAGAAAGCTCTTCGTAAGGTTGATTCCATGAATAGCTGTTCGTTTTTGAATACCATAACAGGACATCTGCCACCGCCCCGTAGTTGCGCCCGACATTTCCATGCGCGAAGGTCCTCTTCCAGGTGATTTCATTTCGGAAGTTATCAGGGCCGAAAACTGAATCCATCAACAGCTTGAGATAATGGCTTGCCGTTGGGTCACAATGGAGGTAAATGCTGGCCGTAGGCTTCATCACGCGACGGAGTTCAACCAGGCGAGGGGCCATCATCGCAAGGTAGGCCAGCATGTTCGACGGCCCTAGCAATTTGTGAAAGGCTTGCAGGGCATTGGAAACCCGATCCCCAGCAACCACGATCTCATCATAGGATCTCCTTGCCGTCTGATCCCAACGCCAGGTATCCTCGAAAGCCTTGATCTGTGCGGCGGCCTTTTGCCCGTCGTCGCCAGCTTCGGCGAAGAGAACGTTGTATGTGGCATTCGAGTTGAAGGGCGGGTCTAGGTAGACGAGGTCGACGCTCTCGTCGCCGATATAGCGCCGCATGACGTCCAGGTTGTCGCCATAGTAGAGCTGGTTGGTCATTGTGTCTTCCCCCTTGCCACCTCTTATTCTGACCGGTTATGAATCAGCTTAAAAAATAAACAAGCACGGCGATCAAAAGGCCTATGGCGACCATGCAACCCATTCCGAAGCCGGAATCCGCCTTGGCAGCCCTGTTTCCCGTTCTCCGTCTGGGTTTCTCGTCATCCTCTTCTTCGTCGAGGTCGTCATCGTCTTCATCTTCGAACTCTTCGTCCTCATCCTCGTCATCGTAGTCCCAGGTTGCCCCGAATATCTGTATATTGCAGCCCAGCGTGGGTTTTCCCTTTTCTCCACCCGTAATTTCAAGAATCTCGGCGGTGAGTTTTTTCCCGGAATCCATCACCTTGGCCAGCTCTTCTGCGACTTCCTTTGACAGGTAACCCAGCTGGTCGGTGCCGCGGAAAACCGCGATCGCGTTCCGGTCGTACTTGTTCTTCGGCTCCCTCTTAAGCACCAGAGGATCTCCTGAACTGCAGGTCTTGAGGAATGCCTGGCGGCTGGAGCCGTCGTCGTTCTTCATCGTAACTCCCGCGAGTTTCGTCTTGATCGACACGATTTTTCCCCCTCCTCATTTTGCCCGATAGACCCGCTTGGGCGTGTAAATCCAAAATACGGGGGAGCCGCTCAAAGGGCTCCCCTAGCTTTCAAAAGTCAAAAATCCCAGCCTGCATTGTCAGCTCTTCGGCCTATCTCAGGCATTAACGGCTTGTCGCAGATAGCGTTCGATGCGGTCCGTGTTGCTGCTCAGGTTCGAGAATTGCCTTTCGCAGACATCCGTGAAACGCGAAAGGACCTTCCGGGCGATCTGTTCCTGGTCTTCAAAAACTCCGAGGCAACGGAATTCAAGGCCCCATTTTTCGAACTGAAGCAGGGCGATCGTCGCATCCCGTACCTGATCATCGTTCGCCAATGCGTACGTGAAAAGCGGGGTCGGGGATGCCTCGATCCTACAGTCCACTTCGTATTTCCTCTGAGAATCCTGCCGGGGATCGTGCCAGTTGAAAGCCAGGCGTTCCCGCGGGATGACGCTTGAAAGGAAATTCCTGAAGTCCTCGAGGAAAGTGCTTCTCACCCTTTCCCGGGAGAGATACGACACATCCGAGATGTGAATCAAGGCCTGGACAAACGAGTAGAGGGCATCTCCGTACTGCTCATCCGGGACTTCGATCAGGAATTCTCCCTCTCGATCCTGCACGTTGAAGTATGCCAAAGAATTCGAAATGACCTTCTGGCGGGTGCCTCGTTGCAGATCCTTCTCGTCAAGATCGTAAGTCAGGCGCATGAAGGTGTGCCCCTCGTCGGAAAGAAGCCATGAGCCCCCAGGGGTGCGCTTCAGCACGATTGAAAGGTTGTCACCGTCATCGAAGAGGAAAGGGGTGAAGACACGGAAACGACCGACCCCCTCCGGATGGAGGCGGATATCGGAGCAAACCTTCTCTCTGAATTCTCTCTCGATAACTTCATTGGTGCTCATGCTTCTCCTCCTGGGAACAACAACGCCTGCCCTGTTTCGGGATCTTCCCTCTGGAACCCGCAATCAGCCATCATGCAATCAATGGCTCCATTCAGGTCGTGGTAGCGATCTGTCGGTTCCGCGTACTCGTCTTCCCGTTGCCCCTCTTCCTGGTAACGCTCCGTCGCAGTGTGGATGTGAAAGCCATAGAACCTTTGCCGTTCAAACTTGTTGGTATGTTCATGGCTTTTTCCATTGTAACGCCTTAGCCGGAAAAACGTACTGGAGTTGGGGGGCAGGCATGCCAAAATCACGGAGAAGTCGTCTCCGTTCTTTTCGTTTTGCCTGATGATCAGGCGGAAAACCGTACCCGTCTCTGCCTTGAACTCGCAGTTGAATTCCTGGTGGCCATATTTTTCTGTGAGCCGGATTCCACGACGAGGATAGGGTTTTTCCTCCTCGAGCAGGGCCTTGATTTGGATGTCGGAAAAAATATAAGACAGGATGCTTCCCCCCCTATCCCCACCCGAATATTTCCCTACGGCTCCTGGTCCAGGTCGACGATTGCCCCCTGACCCCTTCCAAGGATCTTGAACCACCCGCACTCGACGTCCTCCTGGGAAACCGTTGTGGCCGGCCGGCCATCAGAGCTTACGAGTTCGAAGCCCGTAGGTTTGACATAGACCTTCTTCAGCGCAACCCGGTCCCCGATGCAGACGAGCGCGACGTTTCCTGAGCGGACCTCCTCAGCTGGGTTCACGGCGACAAGAGCTCCAGCTTGAACGCCGAATCCTTCCATGCTGTCGCCTTCCGAATTGATGGCAAAGGGAGGTCTGAGGTCGTCGATGCGGCCTATTTTCGATCTAGGGAAGAGGACGGTTTTTTCGGCCTTCGACGTGAGTTCGATGATTGGGGTTCCGTCTCCGCAGCAGGCGGTTATCTCAGCGGAGAGAATTGGGAGCTCGATGACTTCCAGGAAGGGGCCTTTGACGTTGCTGGGCTCGTCATAGGAACGTCCAGAGGGCACGGATTCACCAATTAGATAGGCTACCGTAGTCTCTAAAACGCTGGCAATCTTTGTTAATTCCTCTGCATCAGGCAGGCGCTCCCCACTTTCCCATCTTCCAATCGTCTTTAAAGACACACCAACAGCTGTAGCCATATCGGCCTGAGTCATTTTTGTTTTTCGAAGAGTTCTAATGCGCTCATTTATTTTCATGCCTTTATAGTACCGTTCGGTCTCTTTTTGGCAATCCCCTTTTTGGTCTAGAAAAATAAGACCCTTTGGGCCGTTTCCTAGCCCGATAGGTATTGACAACCCCCATACGGTCCTATATCCTTATAACACGTCCGTTTGGTCCTATTTTATAAAAACCTTTACGTCCGAAGGGGGGTGAAAGCATGAATAAAATCCGGGCTTACCGAGAAACAGCCGGATTGAATCAGACCGAACTTGCTTCTCTGGTGGGGATTTCTTCAAAGACGATTGCCCGATATGAAGCAGGTCTTAGGGAACCGAGGTCCTCTGACCTTCTAAAGATCGCGAAGACCTTAGGTTGCACCGTCGACGATCTGATCGGAAACCCTACGGAGGCCCCGGTGCGGCGGCGGCGAACAACCGGGGCGTCAACGCACTCTGCTGCCTGATCCCAGCGGTCGGCGCAATAGCCGCCCTGATCGATGAACCAGCGGAAGTGTTGGGATACGTGGCGGATCTCCAGGACGGGATTGCGGATCTGCCGGGAACGAGAAGCTTCATCGAGGGAATCAACGGTCTCATGGACCAGGGACGCATGTTCTTGGAAACGATAGGAAGGGGGTAAGGGAATGAGGATTGGTTTGTTTTATCGGTGCCTTGGGGATGGGGAAACATTAGGGGCTTTTCAGGTCGAGGTAGTTGCTGGGGACACCGCAGAAAACCTCAAGGAACTGGATAGAGCCTTCGAAGAATTCAGGCGCGACTTGGGCCAAATCCTAGAGGCGAAACTTCCTCTGAAACTTGCCGAAATCAGCCAGTTAATGCCGAAAAACAAGGATTTGCTGCCGCCGGGCTAGTCTTTTCTATCGGGAGCTACTCAGGTTCTCCACGTTGATTTCCAAATCGGCAATGCGGCCCTCTAACTCATCGATCTTGGCAATCAAGGTGTTGTTTAAAAAGGAAACTAGCGAATCGAGATCTTTGTAGACGCTGTAGGCATCTCTATCCGAAGGATTCACGTTTGAAGGGCGAGAGATATTTTTAATCGTCATCCTTCTCCTTTCGGAAGCCCGGCGGCGGTTCAAGGTTAGCACTAGGGTACGGAAGTTTCATGAACAAGGGGGTGAAGGTTTTGATCCAACCAGAAGTTCAAAATCGGGTCTTGCCAGCTTTCCCGGAGACAGGTTTCGTTCGGCTCCGCCAGATCCTTGGGGTTATACCGGTTTGTCCAACCACCTGGTGGAAGATGTGCCGCGAGGGTAAGGCCCCCAAAGGGACCAAGCTGGGGCGAAACATCACGGTCTGGAAAGCGGAAGAAATCCGGGCCCTGATCGCCCAGCTCGGGGAGAACTGACATGGCCTGCGAAGCGGCAAAACGACCGTCGGAGGACCCGCAGAAACTGTCAAAGAAGCGGAGGAGAGAGGCCGGGAGATGGTTATGCCCGCCGCTAGGGCGGGCAGCAAAGGGTACTGCGAGGTGGCAGTTGGGCCTGCCGCCTTCATTCTACTGGAGGTGAAGGTTTTGGACAACAGCGAAGGGAAGCGAGTCAACATTCACTGCAGCATCAGGCCTGAGCATGGCCGGGCCTTCGCGGGACACCTCAAGTGTGGTGGTCTTTTGCGGGAACTGGAAGAACCCTCAAAGAGAGTGCGGCTGGGGCTCTCGCTGGAGGGAATGGACGAGTTTTCGGCTTGGGCCGATAAGGTCATCAACTCCATCGCAGAGCTCACGAAGGTTGTCCAAAGTGTACCCAAACTGGGCCTGACCGTGAAATCCTCAACACCTCCGGCAGTCGCCGGACTCGGCCTTGTCTCCGTTTCGGATTGGATGTGCAGCAGCGGCCCCGTATCGGGAATCGACCTGGGGACGCCCTACATAGGGATTGCGGTTGGAGGGCGCAGATTGGTCGCGGCGGCATTCCTTTGCCAGTTGGCAGACGAGCGCCTTGCTGCGAGTTTACGTTTCTGGATCCCCGCAAAGATGCTGGAGGATCCCGAATGTGCCTGTTACGGAAATCTCGTGAACGGGGGATGGATAACGACAACCCCGGGAAACCTGATCGATTACGGACAGATCAGCAACGAGATCCTGAACCTGGTGAAAAACAACGGTTACGGGACCTTCGGAGTTGCCTACGATCCATGGACTGCCGGAGAGTTTGCCGCGCTTTTTGGAGAATCGGACATCGTGACTTTCCCCATTCGGCAGGGCTTTGCGCATTTGTCCCACCCTTGCCGATCGCTGGATCGGATCCTGCGGCGCGGAGGATTGGTCCATGACGGCAACCCGGCCATGTCCTTGATGGTTTCGAATCTCGAACTAGAAGAGGACGCGGCTGGAAACGCCAAGCCTTCGTGGACGAAAAGCCGCGGAGATATCGTCGGGGTATCGGCCCTTATCAATGCCTTGGCGGCTTATCTCCGAGTAATGAGGGCCTCATGAAGCGCCACGAGAAGCTTGCTCTTTTCCTGTTCCTGTCGGGGATTGCCTTCGGCACAGGAGTCGGCACCATGATGGCCGAATGGAGGCAGATGAAGACGGAAGCCTTGGCTGCCTCCGCGATGCTGGTCGCCTCAATTGACTCGGAACAGACAAGGCAAGCAGAAAACCTGAAGCGGTTCTTCATTGAGGCGAACCCCGCCCTGGATCCGGAAACCGCCCTCTACATGGCCTATGCCGTCCAGGAAGCCGCGGATCGCTACAACCTTCCGGAATCCATCCTCGCCGGCCTTATTTACACGGAATCTCGAGCGGATCCCAGAGCGATAAACAGGGGGTGCCTCGGCCTCACTCAGGTGAACTGGCCGGTCTGGAAGAAGGAACTCACTCTGAAACATCCCGAGATATTTTCACCGGAAGATCTCTTCGAACCACGAAGATCCATTCTGGCCGGGGCCTGGATCCTTCGGCACTACCTGAACCGGTATCAGAGCATGGATCGGGCCCTGGAAGCCTACTCGGGCGGGGCGAAGTGGTATCCCGCCAAGGTGCAAAGGGCTGCCTGCAGTCTGTGAGGGGGGAATCGGCATGGAAGAAACCGCGGTGAGGATTCATAGCGCAAGCCAGGCGTTGGACGCTCCATGCTGCAGGCGGTGTGCTTTTTGGGATTCCTGGGCATCGGGCGGTAAGAAACCCTGCACTACGCAGAATGTCCTGACTTGGCCCGGAGAAGTCTGCGATCTTTTCACGGAATGAAGGGAGGGTGGGCTGATGCCTTTCTGTGTTCCGGAGTTGACCAGAGATGGATATAGCTTGCTTTTCAGATGCGAGCCGGGTTTCGGCGTTGGGGATTGTTCCTGGTACCAAAAGGCAGACGAGACGAAGAATTGCGTCCATGCCAAGAAATACAAGACCGTCACCCGGTGTGGGTGCGAAGCCGCGAAGAAACGTGCTAAGCAGAAATATTTTGACGCCGAGGCTGAACGTCTCGGGACCAGATACTAGGCCGAGGGAAAAGGAGGCAATCAAATGAACGGATTTCCGCCCATGATTCCTGCGACTCTCCACACCCTATTTTCAGGGGAACTGGAAGAGCAATTCCAAAAGATACTCCCCACGATCCTTGGAAACCTGAAGGAAGGGCAGTCGGGATCCATCACGATCAACCTTACGTTCAAACGTCCCCAGGATTCGGAAACGATGGTGGGGGCTGGGTTTTCCATCACGCCCCGTTTTCCGAAGACACAGAAAACGGCCCTGTGCCAGTTCGTGAACGGTCAGCTACGCACAGAAGCTCCAACCGAACAGGTCAGGCTTTTCAGGAACGGAGAACTCTACGAAACCAAGGAGGGGACAGCGGATGCAGAACGGAAGCAAGCCTGAAGTCAGAATCCAACTGGATGGGAAGGGGATTGATGGACAGGTGCTCCGGTTTGGGGAAGCTCCGGAGGTCTTCGTCTACAGGGGTTTCCAGCACACCACCCGGTCGACCGCCTCTTTCATCGAACTCGTCAAGAAGAAGGGGTGCGTGGAAGGAGACCGCACGATCGTCGCCTACACGGACCAAGGGATCGAGGCGATCCTGGACGACTCGGTGCAGGACCGCTTCCAGGATACCGTGGCGTTTGCCTTCACGAAGTCTCTGGAATTGACCGAGTGGGAGAAGGTCTGGGGCAAAGCTGTTGACCATAAGAGTTTGGCCGATTTCCTGAACCGACAGGATCCCTCCCAGGTCCAGGGGCTCGAGTTCTTCATCGAGGCCGTCAGGAACTTCAAGTACACCTCCGTTATCGACGGGGATTTCTCTTATGACGACCGGAATAACTACACCTTCGCCGTGAAGATCCGGGACCAGGAAGGATCCGTGAAGATCCCCAAGACCCTTTTCCTTCGGATTCCCCTCATCGAGGAGTCGGAATTTCTCCAGACAATCGAGGTAGAAGTGGATTTCCAAAAGCCCCGGAGCGAACAGGAGAAGGTGCTTTTCCTCCTGTCCTGCCCCAAGTTCCCGCGGTACTGGCGTGAGGCCGTAAGCCACGAAATCTCGAAAGTGAAGCAGGAATTGGCCGGCTATCTGGTGATCGCCGGGAAGCTGGGATAGGTAAAGGGAAGGGGGAGCGGCCGCGGGAGCCCTTGGCTTGTTCCCCCCACCTCCTAATTTGTTCTCGGGAAGTCTGGATCTTTTCAGCGAGTGAGGTGACGTGAATGACGAAGAACGAAATGCAGGTCTTCAGGTATGGGGCTCCATTCGAAGGAAACGGGTTTATCGAGAAGAGTGTGAGGGTTGCGGTCGACGAGAACGGTTCTCCCTGGTGGGTTCTTGCCGATGTTTGTGAAGTCCTGGAAATTTCCAATCCCCGCAATGTCGCCGCCCGTCTCGAGGATGACGAAAAGGGTGTCCGCCTGATGGACACCCTTGGCGGCAAGCAGGAACTGACCCTGGTCAACGAGGCCGGCCTTTATTCAGTGATCCTCAGAAGCGATAAACCCGAGGCACGGCGATTCAAGAGGTGGATCACCCATGTCGTTCTGCCGGAGATCCGGTCTAGGGGATCCTACGGCTTTCCCGATTCCCGTATTCCGAGGTCGCTTCCCGAAGCCCTCCGTTTGGCTGCCGAACTGGAGGAACAACGGGCGTTCCTGGAATTGAAAAACCGTAGTTTAGCCCCTAAGGCGCTTGCCTGGGAGGCGACTGCTTCAGAGGGCTCGGAAATGTCCCTGCAGGCTCTTGGCAAGGAACTGGCCCGTTTCGGCATGGGGCCCAGGAAGATCTTCGAAGCGCTTGGCGGGATGGGAGTCCTTTACCGGCTGGACGGGTACTGGGTCCCCCACCAGGAGCACATCGATGCTAGGCGCTTCAGGGTGATTCGCGTCAACAAGGTTATTGAAGGGGAACCCCGCTCCTGTATGAAGACTCTTGTGACTCCCAAGGGCAGGGATTATGTGGCGATGCTCATGGCCGGAAGGAGGGCCGTGGCATGAACCTCCTGATGAACGCAGCGGATGTCAGGGGCCTGATTCGATCCTTATGCGACGGGGACAGGTGTCCCGTGGACTCGAGGAAATTTTGGACCGTCAGGCATTTGAGCAATCTTGCGGCATGGGCGGACGAGAAGGAAGTGGAGGAACGGTTTGATCTTTTCTTTTTTATTCAGGCGGCCGTGGAGGAATACCAGGCCGTGGGTCTCGGGGCATGATGACGGAAAACGTTGCTGTAAACCCAAACCAAGCGGCTCATATCCGCATTGAAGACAAACGGCGCTTCCAGGACTTCCGCGTCGAAACGGCCCTTCTGAAAACGGATCTGTCGATCTACGAGCGGATGGTCTATGTCGTCCTCTGTTCGTTTGCTTCCAGGGAGGGGGAGTGTTTCCCCTCCATAGGGACCATCGCAAAAAGTGCTGGCTGTTCCGAGCGGCAAGTCCAGAGATCTCTCCAGAAACTGGAGGAGATCAAAGTGATCCGCAAATCACCGGCCTACCGCCCGGGGACATCCCGGCAACTGGCCAACCTCTATAGCCTAGTCGGATTCAGAACGAAGGTTGAGGAAGGGGTGGGGTGTCTGGCAGTCACCCCTGTTTTCCCCGGAGGGGTGACTGGTGGTCACCGGGGGGGTGACTGTCAGTCACCCCAAGTATTACCAGAAGAACTAAAAGAACAAGAAAAGATACCGAATACGTTGTATTCGGAAGCGGGCGCTTCCGCGGGAGAAAAGGGTGCCGACGATTCAGGACCATCGGATGCCCCTGCACCCTGCCCTCAGGGAATCCCCTATCAGGAAAAACCCGAGGTGAAACGGGAAGAGATCCCCGCGGCATTCAGGGAAACCTTTGACCTTTTCCTGCTCAAGACAGGGAGGCAGGGCATCACTCGGGAGGAACTTGCCAGGCTCGAAGCCCTGGAGAAGATTCACGTCCCGTCACGGGTCCAGGAAACGATCACGAAGGCTTTGGAGCGATTCAAAAACCCGCGCAAGCCGGGATCGCATCAGAGGGAACCGAGCGAGCTCACCTGGCACTACATCTGGGACGTCCTCAAGAACCAGAGGTCGTCCGGCGCGGGTAAAGCGGCGGGGCGGAAAGCCGAAAGGAGGCTGGATCCGAAATGGGTGAAGCAGGCCGAAGCCTGGGCGAAAAGCGGATAGGGGATGTCATGACGGCTATACCTGCGCTTGCCGAAGCCAGGTTGCGGATCTCATCTCAGCCAGCATTGGAATTAAAAGCGCTGAAATACGTCCAGGGAATCTGGCCCGATGCCGAACCCTGGCAGCTTCACTCCTCTCACAGGGACTTCGTCCTGGCCGAAAACGCGGAGAACTGCCACCTGACCTGTTCGGGGGTGAAGAGTTGCCCCCACAAGGGCTTGCGCCCAGGGGCCTACTGTGAGCCTTACGGGGATGGAGGGCGGATCTATGTCGTGAGGTGGGGAAAATGTGGCGCCCGCTCGAGCGCGGACCTGCAGGCTACCGCCGAAAGGGCCCTAAAGAGTGCCCGTTTGCCGGAACGCCTGGTAGGGTGCACCTTCGAGACATACCGGACCACAGGTCTGTCTCCGGACATCCTGAAGGCCAAGGGTATGGCGCTGGCAGCGGTTTCAGACGGTAACAGCCTCATTCTTTCGGGAGGGAGCGGGGTCGGCAAGACTCACCTGGCGGCGGCCATGGTGAATGCCCGGGTGAATTCCGGGAAAGCGGCCCTTTTTGTCCCGGTACCGGATCTTCTGGACGATCTGAGGAGTGCCGTTTCGACAGGGAAGGGCAGTGGCGCGATGGATGCGGTGAAGAGAGCCGAATTCCTTGCAATGGACGACCTGGGGGCGGAACGCCTCACCGAATGGGTCGGGGAACGGCTTTATATGATCGTCAACCATCGGTACCTGAACCGTCTCCAGACCGTGATCACGACGAATGCGGAAAACATCGTGGACCTGGTCTCCCGCCTGGGGGACCAGGGGCAGAGGATCGTTTCCCGACTGGGAGAAATGGGAGCCTGGTGCGGGATCTGCGCGGAAGACTACAGGTTTGCCCGTGACACCCGGAAACGGGCGGGCAAACAGGACCGTGGAAACGTTCGGCAGGAAGTACTGGCCGATATTCCGTTCTGAAAAGGGGGAGAACCCATGACGGTAAAAGTTCCGGTGCGTTTCAGGAAGCTGGTTCCAGAGGCGATCGTTCCGAGCTACGCCCATCCTGGCGATGCCGGGGCGGACCTGTATGCCCTGGAAGAAACATGGGTGGCACCGTATTCGACCGTTGCGGTGAGGACAGGGATCGCCGTGGAAATTCCGGAGGGATGGGAAATACAGATCCGTCCGAGGTCCGGTTGGGCCCTGAAGTGTCTGGGGTACCTCCTCCCAAATTCTCCCGGGACGATCGACAGCGGGTACCGGGACGAGGTGAAGGTGCTGATCCGGAACACGTCTGTATCGGCTCTCCATGTTGCCCGAGGCGACCGTATCGGGCAGGCCGTTCTGTCGAGAGCCTATGAAATCGTCTGGGAGGAAGTTGAGGAACTGCAGGAATCGGTCCGGGGATTGGGCGGTCTTGGGTCCACGGGCCGCTGAAGGGAGGAGCTCATGAAGCAGGGTTACAACCGAAGCACGGTCATGGGGCGCCTTTCTGAAAACCCCGACGTTCGACGCAATGCCCAGGGGTTCATGGTCGGCAGGCTAGTCGTGGAAGCGCCACGGACCTGGAAGGACCGGGACGGCAATCTCCGGAGCGAAAGCGACTTTATTCCCTGCCTGCTTAAAGGGAAAGATGCTGAGAATGCCGAGGTTTATCTCAAAAAGGGGAGCGCCGTGTTGGTGGAAGGACATCTCACCACTCGGACCTTCGAGGAACCGAATGGAAATCACAAAAGCGTTACGGAGGTCATGGCTTCGAAGGTGATTTACCTTGGAGGAATGGGAAGCGGAGGAGAGTCGATAAGACGTTGAGAAGGAGGAACCCCTTGTATGACACCGTTGGAAATAGGTCAGAAATACCGTATTCGAGCCAAAAACAACGGACAAAAATCAAACCCCATTCCAGGTCTTTCCTCCGGGGATCCGCTTACGGCCTTCTTGATTGGGGTGGAGCGCGGGTTCGAAACAAGACATTTTCTTTTTAGAACACGTACGGGCTGGAGAATTTCCCTGAACGAGTGGGAGGTTGCCAGGGAATACGACTTTAAGGCAGGGTAAAGGGGGTCGAAGGGTGAGCCACTGGAAACTGCAGGAAATGCTCGAGGCGATCATCGAACTGCTCCTTCGGTCTCACCCCTGCGGGCTTCGGGTCCTGGTGGGAGAGATACCGGCACCGTCGTTCGACGACCTGGTCATGATGATCCACCAGGAAGGGGCTCCGGTTTCCGAGGTTCGCGTGAACGGCGGCCGGCCAACGGCAGAACAGGAATCCTGTTTTCTCAGAGCCGAGGCTATCCAGGAGGCGGTCGATAGGTGCGGAGGATGGGAAGCACTAATCGGGATGGCAAGGGCTTACAAGGAGGCTTGTCCCAGCAGCTGGAAGATATTCGTGGATCATATCGTCTGGGTGGAAAGCGGCGGGATGTCCAGGTTGGCGGGCGAAGGCCAGCTAGAGAGGATCGCGGAGAAGCATGGCGTGAGCATCGATACCGTGAAACGAAGGCGCCATGAGGTCGTAGAGACGATCGCTCGAGCGGCTCTTCTGGTTCCCAGGGGCGAGCTGCAGCTCTTGCCGAGTGATTAGGGCCTGCACTCTAAAAGCACTTTTTGACAGCCATTAAAGGCCCTCTGTAAGGTCCTTGCTGTGCTTTGGAAAGACTGGTTTCATATAAGCTGACGAAGTATCGGAAAGGGTTCATCCCCCTTGGTCCGGTCCCGGGTTCCTCTCGCGAGGGATCCGGGGCTTCGTTTTGGAGGTGGGTTTCGTGGAATTCGTTCAGCCACTCCGGAGCCTGGCTTCTATCGACAGAGTGAAGAAGGTCCTCCGGCAGCGGAACCTCAGGGACTACACCCTCTTCATCCTGGGAATCTACACGGGTCTGAGAATCTCGGACCTTCTGAAGCTCAAGGTGGAGGACGTGTCCTTTCGCACAGGTCAGAAGATCGTGATCAAAGATCAGCTGGCCCTGCGAGAGAGGAAGACCGGCAAGGCCAAGATCATTATCCTCAACAAGGAAGCCCGGTCGGCTCTTCGAAGCTTTCTTAATAAGCGCTTGCCCCGGGAATCGGATCCCGTGTTCGTCTCGAAGAAGCCTGGAGAAGGCCATCAGCCTAAGCCTATCGGAAGGTGGCAGGCCCACCACATCCTGAACCAGGCCGCGCGAGAAGCGGGGATCCGAGACCGGATAGGAACGCATACTCTGAGAAAGACTTTCGGGTATCACAGCTACCGCAAAGGCGTCGACCTGACGATGCTGCAGAAGATCCTGAACCATTCCTCCCCCGCGGTAACCCTGGCCTATATCGGGTTCACGCAGGACGAGATAAATGATGTTTATATTAAATTGCGCTACTGAGGCTGTTTTATATTAAACGAAAACCCCGAATAATTAAGAATAGCGGGACCTCCCCTGTTTTTGGCTTTTACGGGGAGTGCGCCATGTCAATCCGCTCGGCATCACGACCGGATTCAGGGGTTGTCGGGCTAATCACACACAAGTTAGATATGTTTGATAAGGGGGCAAAAACATGCCTTTTTCGCCCAAAAAGCCCTGTGCATACCCAGGTTGCGGTGTATTGGTAGACAGAAAAAGCGTCTACTGCGAAAAGCATAAAAGGGCGAAAAACGCGGCGGTTAACGCTAACAGGGAGGCAACAGACAAGTTTTACAACACGCAACGATGGAAGAAGCTTCGGGCGTTTTATCGGAAAAGGCACCCCCTCTGTGAGGAGTGCCAGAAAGAAGGCAGGATCACGCCATCCGTCATCGTCGACCACATCAAGCCAATCAAGGAAGGCGGATCACCACTGGACTGGGACAACCTCCAGGCGCTTTGCTGGTCCTGCCACTCGAAGAAGACGCTTCGGGACTGGCGGGGGGGAGTCAAAAGTCCAGCGTGAGCCGTTCCGGCAGCGCCGTCCAGGTTAAACGCGCGTGACCGCGAAATGAGCGAGGGGGGGTAAAAATGCCCGTCGGAAGAAAACCCAAACCGCCCGCATTGAAGATCCTCGAGGGCAATCCCGGTAAGAGAAGGATAGAAACCGACATCCCTCAGCCGGATGATAGGATTCCGACCTGTCCGTATTGGCTAGAGGAAGATGCGAAGGTCGAGTGGATGCGGGTTGCACCGGAACTTAACCGCCTGGGACTGTTGACGCGGGTAGACCGAGCCGCACTAGCGGCGTACTGCCAGGCCTATGCCCGATGGATGGCTGCTGAAAAATTACTCACCACAGACGGTTTGACTTGCGAGTACACAAACAAGAACGGGTCAACTAACTCCACCCTGCGCCCGGAAGTGCTTGTTGCCAGACAATATCTGCAAGTCATCCGGGCATTTTGTGTGGAGTTTGGCCTGACCCCCTCCTCGAGAGCCCGGATGGTGCTCCCGAAGGATGAGGAAGATGACGAAGAGAACGATTTTCGCCGGCTCCTGGGAGGGAAGATAGCGACATCATAATGTCGCTGTACCTTCTCCGAGCAGGCGGAATGGACGAACCCCTGGGACCCGGCGCCTCACCGGATGGTCCCAGGGGTTCTTTTCGTGGCCCGCACCAAGTGCGGCACCTCCAATATATTACCATGTGGAGGTGTCAAAGGCTATATGTTTACAAACAGACATTATCAACCGTTTTTCAGGACTTCCCTGGGCACTCTTCTGCAGGGTGATTGCCTGGAGATCATGCCGGCCATGCGATCAGGGATCTTCGATCTGATTCTCTGCGACCTTCCTTATGGCACCACGGATCTGGAATGGGACAAAAGGATATCCATGGAACCGCTCTGGCGGGAATACTGGCGCCTTTTGAAACCGAACGGGACGGTTGTTCTGACGGCGCAGCAGCCTTTTGCTACGGACCTGATCCAGGCGGCAAGAAAGTACTTCCGGTACGAGCTTATCTGGGAGAAAACCTGCGCCCTTGGTTTCCTGAACGCAAAGAAAATGCCTCTAAGAGCACACGAAAACATCCTTGTTTTTTACCGAACCCTTCCCGTCTACAACCCGCAGATGGTTCCCGGGTCACCCTACAGGCGCCGCTATAGCGCGAGAAAGGGAGGCATCTACCGGCCAACGCCAGGGGGAGAAACTCAAAATGAGGGATTCCGGTATCCGCGGAGTGTGCTGCAGTTTGCCAACGGGAGAAAGACTGCCCATCCCACGGAAAAGCCGCTGCAGCTTTTCGAATGGTTGGTCAAGACCTACACGAACACCAGGGGGCTTGTCCTGGACAACTGCATGGGGTCAGGGACAACAGCGGTCGCTTGCGAGAGAAGCGAGCGGCGATGGGTCGGGATAGAAAAAAGCGAGGATTACTGCCGGATGACGGTTGAACGGCTTGAAGGAAGAGAGGAAGAAGATGCGGATACCGGGTGAATCCCAAAATGGGTGAGGAACGATGGCGCACGTGGGTCGATTGAGATCTCTTCTGAAGGTTGCCCGGGATGAGGGATGGTCCTCCTGGATACGGAACGATGCCGATGAGAAAGCGGTTCTAGGTGGGTGCTGGTTTGACAGGGAATCGGCCGACAGGGTCGTGGTTTTCTTCGAACGCTTCCTCCGGCACACGAAGGGGCAGTGGGCGGGGCAACCGTTTACGCTTCTTGACTGGCAGAAGAACGACGTCTTGATGCCTCTTTTCGGTTGGAAGAGGCGGAGTAGTTTCAGGCGTTTCCGGAATGCCTACGTCGAAATTCCGAAAAAGAACGGCAAGTCGGAACTCTGTGCCGGCCTTTCCCTTTTCCTCCTGGTGGCTGATGACGAGCCCGGAGCCGAAGTCTACGCCGCGGCAGCGGATCACGATCAGGCCTCCATCGTCTACGGGGAATCGGAAAGGATGGTGGCCGGATCCCCTCCCTTGAGAAAACGGCTGACGGTTATCCGGAGCCGGAAGACGATCGTCCATCGGAAGACGAACTCCGTTTATCGGGCTCTGTCTGCGGATGTCCCGACGAAGGAAGGCTTGAACATCCACGGACTCATTTTCGACGAGTTGCACGCCCAGAAGAGCCGGAGCCTTTACGATACCCTGCGCTACGGCGGGGCGGCAAGACGGCAGCCCCTTCTCGTTTCGATCACTACGGCCGGTTTTGATCGTCAGAGCATCTGCTGGGAGCAGCACGAATACGCGCTGCAGATCCTCAAGGGGATCATCGAGGACGAGGCTTTCTTTGCCTTCATCCGGGCGGCGAACGAGGACCCGAACGAGGGGCCCGTTGATGACTGGACGGATCCCAAGACCTGGCGGAAGGCCAACCCCTCCATGGGTGTCACCATCGATGAAGAGGCCTTTGCCGCGGAATGCCGTGAGGCGCAGAACAAGCCTTCGCTGCAGAACGCCTTCAAGCGGTATCGGCTCAACATCTGGACGAGCGCGGAAACGCGATGGCTTGACCTCGCCAGATGGGACGCCTGCAAGGGGCAAGTGGATACCGAGGAACTGAAGGGTTGTTCCTTCTTTGCCGGTCTTGACTTGGCCAACATCCGGGACGTGGCGGCAGCAGTCTTTCTCTTTCCCCTGGAGGATGGCCGGTTTTTTGTGACCCAGCGTTTCTGGGTTCCAAAGGAGAACATGGAGGAACGGGTCAGGAAAGACCGTGTCCCCTACGACGCCTGGGTCAGGGACGGCTGGATGACGGCCACTCCCGGAGACGTGATCGACTACGCCTGGATCGAGAAGGAGATCCTGGATTTTGCCGAAAGGCATCAGCCGAAGGAGATCGCGTTCGATCCCTGGAACGCGACCCAGATCACGACGAACCTGCAGGAGAAGGACCTGACGGTTGTCCCGGTACGCCAGGGGTTTGCCTCCATGTCGCCGCCCATGAAGCAGCTGGAGGCTCTCATCTTCCAGGGGAGAATCGTGCACGATGGGAATCCCGTCATGCGGTGGATGGTCGACAATGTGACGGCCACCATGGATCCTGCCGGCAATATCAAGCCGGACAAAGGGAAAAGTAGGGAGAAGATCGACGGTGTGGTCGCCCTGATCATGGCGGTTTCCAGGGCTTTGTTCGGGGAGGAAGAGGGCCCCAGCGTCTACGAGGAAAGAGAACCGGTCGTCATATAGGAGAATCCAAGGCCGCCAGGAAGGCGGCTCTTTTCTTTGACCCGGGGAGGGGGGAAAGCATGTCGTTCTGGGATCGCTTCAAAAGGAAATCAGCGCCCTCTCCGGGGTTTCTGGACCTGGTGAGATTGGCCCTGACGGGAGGCCTGGAATCGGAAAGCGGGGAATTCGTTTCACCAGACACGGCCATGAAATGCTCGGCGGTCTACTCCTGTGTGGGGATCCTGGCCGAATCTGTCGCCCAACTGCCCTTGAAGCTTTATAGGCGGATGCCGGATGGACGCGGCAAAGAGGAAGCTTCCGACCATCCCTTGTGGAAGCTGCTTGGATGGGCTCCCAACGAGTGGCAAACATCGCAGGAATTCAGGGAAATGGCCATGCAGCACCTCTGCCTGCGGGGGAACTTCTACGCCTACAAGGTGATGGACGGCCGCGGGATCGTGCGGGAGCTTCTGCCCCTGAACCCGGACCAGGTAACGGTGGAACAGCTTCCCGACTGGTCTCTGGCCTACCGGATTTCCTTCAAGGACGGCCACCAGGAGACCGTGGGGAGGGCCTACGTCCTCCATATCCGGTACCGGACCCTGGACGGGATCCGCGGTATCAGTCCGATCCTCTATCACCGTGACACGGTTGGGCTGGCCTTGACGACCCTGAAGCACGGATCCCGGGTCTTCAAGAATGGGGCCCTGCCCACAGGGGTCCTGGAGCACCCTGGAAAACTTTCGCAACAGGCCCTGGATCGCCTGCGGGAAACCTGGCTTTCGAATTACGGAGGGGCCAACAGCGGAAAGACAGCGGTTCTGGAGGAGGGCATGAAATTCGCTTCTCTGACGATGTCGAACGAGTCGATGCAGTATCTCCAGACTCGGGCATTCCAGGTAGAGGACATCGCGCGGATCTTCCGGGTACCCCTCCACATGATCCAGAGCACGGAGAAGGCCACCAGCTGGGGAAGCGGCATCGAGAACATGAGCCTGGGGTTCGTGCAATACACGCTACTGCCCTGGCTCAGGCGATTCGAGTCGGTCTTCTGGAGGGACCTGATCCTTCCAGCGGAGAGCCAGGATATCTACACGGAATTCCTGGTGGACGGACTCCTGCGCGGAGACGTGAAAAACCGATATGCCGCCTATCAGGTGGCGATCCAGAACGGCATCATGTCGCCTAACGAGGTAAGAGCGAAGGAAAACATGAACCCCAGGGAAGGCGGAGACGAATACATGAGTCCGAAGAACATGCGCCTCACTGGGACAGACGAGGAAGAAAAGGAGGACGGCGATGGCCAGGGAAAGGATTAGTTGCCCCTTCGAACTGAAAAGCGTTGACGATGCAGGGACTTTCACCGGCTATGCCAGTGTGTTCGGAGTCGTCGACTGGTGGGATGACGTTGTGGAGGCAGGCGCCTTTGCCGATTCCTTGAAGGCAAGATCCCCAGCCATGCTCTGGCAGCACAACATGGACGAACCCATCGGAACGTGGCCGGAGTTGAAGGAAGACGAGCACGGCCTATGGGTGAAGGGCAGCCTTCTGGTTAACGGTGTGGCGCGGGCGTCTGAAGCCCATGCCCTCCTGAAGGCCGGGGCCCTGAATGGACTATCCATCGGGTACAACGCCCTCGAGCGCTACTACCGCAAGGAGGGCGAGAGGGACGTGCGGGTCCTGAAGAAGGTGGACCTGTGGGAAATCAGTCTGGTCACATTCCCCGCCAACGAACAGGCGAGGGTGAGGACGGTCAAGGCCATGGAGGATCTGAGGACGGTCCGGGACGTGGAGGAATACCTGCGGGAGGCAGGATCCCTTTCACGTTCCGAAGCGAAGGGCGCTATCGCCCGGGTGCGGGACGTCCTGCAGCGGGAGGCTGAGGAGAAGGCCATCCTGGCCGGGGCCACGCGGTTACTCAATCTGATGAGGGAGGGATAAGTGAATGGATCCGGAACTGAAGAAGATTCTGGACGAGCTTGCCCGGGCGTTCGAGGAATACAAGAAGACGAACGACGAGCGGCTCGAAGGGCTGAAGAAGACGGGGCACAACAACGCGGAGCTCGAGGCGAAGCTTGCGAAGATCGACGCGGATCTGAAGCGGCTCGACGAGGAAAAGGCCAAGCTTGAGGCGAAGCTGAACCGGCCCGGGCTCGTGAACGGGAACGAGGATCCGGTGAAGGCGGAGCACAAGGGGGCCTTCATGAAGTGGGTGCGCAAGGGGCTGGAAGACGGCCTGGCGGACCTGCAGCTGAAGGCGATCCAGACGAGCGTGGAAGGGGATGGAGGGTACGCGGTTCCCGAGAACCTCAATCGGGAAGTCTACAGCCTCCTGCAGAAGGCGACGCCCATGCGGAACGTCTGCCGGGTCCTCACGGTCGGAGGCGGGGAGTACAAGGAGCTCGTGAACAAGCACGGCGCGACTTCCGGGTGGGTCGGTGAAACGGACGCCCGGGCGGCTACGAACACGCCGAGCCTGGCCGAACTGACGCCCTACATGGGGGAGATCTACGCCTATCCCCAGGCGACGCAGAGGGCTCTCGACGATCTGTTCTTCGATGTGGAGGCCTGGCTTGCGGCCGAGCTGCGCGACGCGTTCACCCTCGCGGAGAATGCGGCTTTCACGACCGGGAACGGAACGAACAAGCCCAAGGGCTTCCTGGCGTACACGACCGCCCTCACCGCGGACGGGACCCGGGCCTTCGGAAGCCTGCAGTACCTCAGGACCGGGGTGGCGGACGGACTGCCGGCGACGGATCCGGGAGATCTTCTGATCGACGTGGTCCATGCCCTCAAGGCGGGGCACCGGGGCAACGCAAGGTGGATGCTCAACGGCCTGACCCTGGCCAAGATCCGCAAATGGAAGGACGCGGACGACAACTACCTCTGGCAGCCGGGGCTCCAGGCGGGCGTTCCCTCTGCGCTTCTCGGCTATCCGGTGACGGAGAACGAGGACATGCCGGACGTGGCGGCCGATGCCTACGCCATTGCGTTCGGGGATTTCCGCGCCGGCTACACGATCGTGGACCGCGTGGGCATCCGGATGCTCCGGGATCCCTACACGAACAAGCCCTACGTCGGGTTCTACACGACCATGCGAGTGGGCGGGTTCCTGAAGGATTCCGAGGCGATCAAGCTCGTGAAGTGTGAGGCTGCCGCATAATCTGACGCGATCGGGTGATGAAGCGGGGGCGTTCTTGCCCCCGCTTTTCCTTCGGAAGGAGGGATCGGAGTGAAAATCAGGATCCTGAAAGCCTGCATCTGGTGGGAGGGAGGCTACAACAAACGAGAGCTCGAGCCCGGGATAGAGGTCGAAGTCTCTGAAAACTACGGAAGGTATGCGGTCGAGAGAGGGCTGGCTGAAAGCCTGGAGTCGGCCGGGGAGGTGAAGGAGGGCGATGTGGCGGCAAAAGACATCACCAACAGCGGAACCGCTGGCTCTGGAAGAGGCAAAACTTCATCTTCGAGTCGAAAACGCCGAGGATGATGCTCTCATCGGCGCCCTGATCTCCGCGGCCCGGGAGTCATCGGAAACGTTTCTGGGAAGGATGATCCCGGAGCGGCAGTTCGAAATCGTCCTGGACCGCTATCCCGAGATGCCCTACAGATTGCCTCTTCTTCCGGCCAAGAGTGTCGAATCGGTCGTTTGTACCCTGGAGGACGGATCCGAGGTCGGGTTGACCGAGGGAACATTCCGGCTTGCAGCCGATGACAGGCTGGTGGTGGATGCCTGGCCGGAAGGAACACCTAGGACTTACGACGCAGTAACGATCACAGTGACCGCGGGGACCGAGACCGTTCCGGCCAGATGGAAACAGGCCATGCTTCTGCTGATCGGTCACTGGTACGAGCATCGGGAGAGCGTGAACGTCGGCAACATCGTGAATGAGGTTCCGCAGGGTTTCGAGATGCTCCTCTGGCCAGACCGAGTGGTGCCGTCATGAAGATCGGGGACCTGCGGGAAAGAATAGAAATTCGCCGCAAGGAACTGGCCCCCGATGGGATGGGCGGTCACACGGAAACGGAAACAGTCGTGGGGGTTCTTTGGGCGAAGGTCACAGTGCCGAGATCCAGAGATGGCATCGTGGCCATGAGGGACGCCGAGATCCGAACTCATGAGATCACGGTCCGATCCTATGCGGATGTACGAATGAACGACATCGCCGTGTGGAAGGGAGAGCGGCTCCTGGTTCGTTCGCTGCGTCCGGAACGAGAGTGCATCGTCTTCGACTGTGTGCCGGAGGATAGGTAGAGATGCATGCCGACCTGAACAAGGCTGTCGAGAAGCTGAGAAAGGCCGGGACGGGCGAAATCCGAAAGAAGGCCTATGGCGAATTGGTCAAGGGCGGAAAGGTCATCTGCGAGGATGCGAAAAAACGGGCTCCGGTCCTGACGGGGGATCTGAAGGAATCCATCAAGGTGAAGGAGCACGAAAAGGATCTTTTCGTTGCTGTAGAGGCCGACTACCCAAAGACCGTGAAGTATCGGAAGGGCAAGGGGAGCCGTAAATCTCCGGAAGGCGGGAGGGTTTACTACGCCTTCGCTGTGGAGTTCGGGACGCGCAAAGACCCAGCCCAACCCTTTCTTGGACCTGCCCTCGAGGCGAACGAGGACGAGGTCGAGGAGCGGATCCTCGATGCCATTGAGGAGGCGCTGATATGAACCTCGAAAACCTGTACACAGATCTCTATGCGGCATTGACAGGAAACGCGGTTCTTATGGCAAAGGTGACCGGGGTCTTTGACGGCCTGGCTCCGGAATCCCAGGCCGGCCCCTTCATCGTGATGGGGGAGCTTCAGGAGCTTCCCGGGAGGACGATGGACGAGGAGGAGCGTAAAAGCCTCGTCACGTTTCACATCTGGAGCGACTACCGTGGCCGCAAGGAGGTGCTCCAGGTGGCGGAAGCCCTGGACAAGGCTATGCCTGAGGGCTTCCTGTTCGACGAGATACTGGTTTTGCGGGATGCGGACAACTGGTGGCACGGAGTGGCCACCTATCGAACCTACAGAGGGAGGTGAGTTGTTTTGAGTAAGGTGGCGGCGAAGAACTCGAAGATCGTTCTCTACTTCGGGGCACCCACCCCGGCTGCGGTGGCTTTCGTGGAGGTGAAGTCCTACAGCCTGCAGGTCTCCAAGGGGAGCATTGACGTTTCGGTCCTGAGCACGGACTGGAAGGAGTACCTGTCAGGACAGCGGGAGTGGAAGGGGACCCTCGAGCTTTACTGGAACCCCGCGGATGCTTCGGCGGAAAAGCAGGTCAACACTATCCTGATGGGAGACGGAAACCTCCGGATCGGTTATCGCCCAGAAGGGACCGGAGTCGGTCTGCCTGAGTTCGTGGGCGACGCGGTGATCACCGATTGGAACCTGGGCGGAGCGACAAACGACGCTGTCGGGGTTTCTTTGAGCTTCCAGGGCAATGGAGCACTCGAGGAAGAAGTCCAGGAGGCCTAGACGGTAAAGGAGCAAGGATGAAGGGGCGGGCCGGAATCTTCCGGCCCGATTTTGTTTTGTAGGGGGGCGGAAACGTGATCGAACAGGCAAACGAAATCACCCTGGGTGGACAGAAGTTGAAGATCCACTATGGGACGAACGCCGTCAGGGAAATCGAGAAGGCTCTGGACAAGACGATTTTCGAACTGGTGAGGGAGATTCGAAACGAAGGGATCGGGGTCAACGAGATCGTTGTCATCGTATGGGCCGGCCTGCTGAAGAATCATAGACAGGTCACGCCCGAAGCTGTGGCGGACCTCCTGGACGAAGACCCGGATCGGATCGATGAGATTGCCGAGGCCTGCACGAAGATCCTGGCTCAGGCGATGGGACGTTACATCAAGCCGGTCACGAAGAACCCTGAAGAGACTGGAGCCCAGAAAGAAAAAAACTGACCCGCGGGGCAAGGGAACGCCGGTGGCAGGAACTCTACTGGGCGGCTCTCGGCCCCCTCGTGTTGACCCATGAAGACCTCTGGACGGTGACGGTGGGCGAGCTCTCAGATCTCATGGAAGGATACCGTTACCGGAATTGGCTCGAGATGGAGAGGTTGGCCACTCTCGCAGCCTGGATCGTGAACGGCTCCGGGATGTGTACCCGAACCGTGAAGGCGAACGACCTGGTCGGTCACTGGTGCGACGGCCTGGTCCTCGGGAAGATGGAAGCCCTGGATTACATGAAACGGAAAGTGCTCGAATCCCAACGAGAGGGGGCATAAGCCATGGCGAAGAGCCGTAAGGTCAAAATCATTCTCGGGCTCGACGTAACCGAGGCCGAAAGGCAGGTAAAGAGTTTCAGCTACAAGCTGGAATCTCTGGGCGGAAAGGCCGATCGATTCGGCTCAGCCCTGGTAAAGCTGACTGCCCCCCTCGCGCTCCTGGGCGGTATGGCCATCAAGAGCGCGTTTCACATCGACGAGGCCTTCGACACCCTGGCCGTCAAGTCCGGAGCAACGGGTCGGGAGCTCGAAAACCTCAAGCAGGACTTCAAGTCCCTTGCCCCCCAGGTGACTCAGCCCTTCGAGGCGACCGCGGAAGTTCTCGGGGACCTTTATACCCGGCTGAACCTTTCGGGCGAAGGGCTACAGAGTATGGGAAGGGCTGCCCTGGACGCCGGCAGGCTGCTGAAGGAAGACCTGACGTCGGTTGTAGCCGGTAGCACCCGGGTCATGAAGGACTGGGGAGTGGCCAACGAGCAGGGCACGATCCTCCTGGACAAGCTTTTCTTGGCAGGCCAGAAGACAGGGGCGGGGTTGGGGCAGCTTTCGGAGGAGCTCGTCAGGTACGGGGCCCCCATGCGCCAGCTGGGTTTCAATCTGGATACGGCCACGGCTCTGCTTGCGGAATTCGAGAGACAGGGCGTCAACACGGAACTGGTCATGGGCTCCCTGAGGATCGCCCTGTCGAAAATGGCGAAATCCGGCATCAAGGATACCGCCGGCGCCCTGGACGAGGCGATACAGAAGATCAAAACCGCAGGGAGTGTCGGAGAGGCGAACGCCAGGGCGATAGAGGTCTTCGGCGCAAAGGCCGGTCCGGATATGGCCGCGGCCATCCGTGAAGGGCGTTTCGAGGTTGACGAACTGACCAAGGCGCTGCAGGGGGCCGAAGGGGCGATCCGGAACGCTTCGAAGGAAACGGACGGCTTTGCCGAAAAGTGGGACCGGCTGAAAAACAAGATCGGGATCGCCCTGGAGCCGGTTGGGACCCAAATGATGACGATAGGCGAAGACTGGCTGGAGCCTATGAGCAAAGCCATCGACGCCTTGAGCGGGTCCTTCGGTACGGGAGCCATAAAGACGGGACTGTTCCTGACTGCCCTTGGAGCCGGGATCAAGGTCGGAGGCTGGTGGATCTCCACCTTTGGAAAGATGACAAAAGCGGCTAGCGGACTGTCGGGGTGGCTGGTCGTCGTCACGTCGAAGATGGGCAAATGGATAGTTTCGCTTCCGGAAGCGATTCGGAGCGGGGCCGGGTTCACTGGATGGTTGCTGGCGGCATCCGGCGGTCTTTCAAAGGTTGCGGACGGCCTTGCATTGCTGGCTACCAGACTGCAGTTTGTGCTCCCTCTCCTGGCTGCTTTTGTCGCCTATCAGATGGGCAAGGAGGTTCTCAAGGGTACGGATAGCGACACGATGTACACCGCTCCCGTAGGGGGCCCAAACTCGACCCGCAACACGTCTTTGACAAAGGGAGAGCGGAGAGAAAACACCTCGGCCTTTTACGAAAAACTCGAAGCCCAACGGTTGGCCAACCTGGGAAGTCCCTTTTCTGTCGGCCCCGGCGCGATTTCGGGAACGGGCGGGTCTGGAGGGGCCTTGGGAGGATCCTCTTCGGGCGAGTCTGCAGTGGAGAGTTTGGTCTCGAAGATCAGGGACCAGATGGCCTATCTGGGAGCAGACGGGAAGGATTTTCTTTCCCTGCTCGATCAGTGGCAGAAGAAGCTTGCCCCGCTGAGCGAGGATTGGAAGAAGATCGCGGACCTGCAGAAGGATATCCGTTCCGAGATGTCCCGTATCGCGGGCGAGGAAACCGCCGCGGCTTTCAAGCGGTCAGAGTCTGCGGTGCAGGCGGATGAGCTGAAGCGGGCCGAAAAATCGGCAGTCGAGCTGAAACAGCTCGCCCAGGATGTGAACGACGGGATTTCAGCCTTCTACGACACCCAGGCCTGGGGAAACCGGCTGGGGCTCCTTGGGGACCCCGAGTATCTGGATTCCCTAACCCGGTCCCTTGCCTCGATGAAGGCGGAGCTCGCCGATATCGGCCTGGATCCCGAGAAGTTCGAAAACTGGACCGAGCCCATGAGGGAACGGTTCGCCGAGATCCAGGACGTCATGGGAAAGATCGCCTCCACTTCCCTCGACACCCTGGCCAAGCAATTCGAAAACGGGACCCTTTCCGCGGAAGGCTACAGGGAAGCCCTGTCTCGCCTCCTGGAGCAGTACGGTGACTATCCTCAAGTGACGAAGAACATTGAGGGCGCCATGACGGCTCTCGACGACACGCTCCGGGCAACGACCGTCTCGATGAGTCGGCTGATTAGGGAGGCTGACAAGGCCCTGAACGACCAGCTGGCCTCAATCCCGGACACACTGGCGGGTGCGTTTGCGGGAGCGATCGCCCGAGGGGAGGACCTGGGAGACATGCTCAGATCCCTTGGGCAGGACATCGCCTATCTTTTCATAAAGGCCATGGCGTTACGGCTTTTAGGGGGCGTGTTCGGGGGATTGTTCGGCGGGGGCGGCATAGTAGCGATCGGTAAACACTCCGGCGGGATCGTCGGGGAGGATTCCCCGACCTTTGTCCGAAGCCTGCCCCGTTTCCACTCGGGTGGGATTGTGGGTTCCGATGAACGCCTGGCGATTCTCCAGACGGGAGAAGGTGTGTTCTCCAGGAAGCAGATGCAGGCTCTGGGGGACGGCATGGGCGGACAGACGAACATCACGATTCAGGTGAAGGCAATCGATGCCCAGGGAGTCAAGGATTTCTTCGAGAAAAACCGGGGCGCGGTAGAGGGGATCGTCACGCAGAACCTCTGGCGGAACGGGAAAATCCGTACCGCCCTGCAATCGATCTAAGGGGGGATACCGATGGGCCGGGCAAGCGGGCAGTATGTGCAGGCGGCAAGCCCTGACGCGGTATCCCCCGTTCTCTTGCTGCGGGTTTTGGATATGCCGTCATTTTCCAACCCGGAAGAGAAGACAAGTGGATATTTTGCCGATTCGGAAGAATTCCTCAGTTTCTTTGACGAGGCGGGGAACCCGGAAGCCTATGCTCCGGTTGGGCTCAGCTTCGACAAGGTTTCCTGCGACAACGGGAACAAGGTGGTCAGCTTCGTCCTGAAGCTCGACAACGTGAGCCGGGATTTTTGCGCCCTGGCCAGCCAGGTGCAAATCAAGGGCTGCAGGGTCGAACTCCTCAGGGCATTCAGGGAAGATCTGTCGGATCCGGAAGCGGCTCAGACCATCATGGCAGGCTCCATACAGGGATGGAGCATCACGGAGTATTCGATCGAGGCGGATGTGACCGCTCCTTTGAACCTGCCGATGAGGACCCCGCAGCGTCTTTATTGGCCCAGGTGCCACTGGCGCTTCGGCGGCCAGGAATGCGGCTACCCCGATTCCTGCTTCGGTTTCTGGGAGCGATGGTGGAAACGGACCAGCTCAACCTACGGGACCATAGACGATACCCTGACTGCGGATCTGGAGCGAATATCTCAGGGGATCGACTACTCGAACATCAATCCGGGCGGGCAGGCTGACTATTACAATGCCCGAATTCTGGCTCGGCTGATCCCGGCGTTCAGCGAAACGTACACGATCACCGTTCTTCACGACGACGCCGTGAAGGTCTGGATCGACGGGGTTTTAAAGATCAATCGATGGGTCAATGAATCCGCCACGCACACCTGCACTTTTGCCGCAACGGCAGGAGTCCCCGTGGAAATCCAGATTGATCACTACGAGAAGGACGGTGCCCAACGGCTTCGTGTCCAGTGGTCGTCGGCCTCCCAATCCCTGGAGGTGATCGGTTCCACGGTTGGGACGGTGAAGACTCCAGCAAGCCTGATCGGGGCCTATGCCTCCTGCGGGAAGACATTTGCGGACTGCCTGGCTAGAGGGAACGTCATGAGATTCGGAGGCTTTCCGCACATTCTCAGGACAAGGAACCCCCGAGAGGTGTGGACGAAGACATGAGCCGGAATTTGACGCGGCTGATCGGGATACCCTGGCAAGTGTGCGGCCGGAACCGAGAGGGATGCGATTGCCTGGGGCTTGCCCTTATGGCCCAAAGGGAACTCTTTGCACGGAACATCCCCGATCTCTGGGTCTATTCCCTAGATTCCTATCAGGAGGTCTCACTGAGAGTGCCTATGGACCTGTCCGCCTTGGGCGCCTTTGAAGTAGGAGCTCCAGTCGATGGCGATGTGGCGTTTCTGCTGATTCGGGGGTTTGGTCACCTGTCGACGGCGGTGGGAGGGGGCCTCCTGACGATTTACGAGCGGAGCCGAAGCCTTTGGAGGAAGCCTGTCAGAAGGCTTCCATTCCGGTATTTCCGCTTCAGGGATGAGGTGAGGACATGGGCATTGGAGCGCTGATCGGGGCTTTCGTCTTCGGGGGAGCGGCGGTGATCGCAGGCGGGACCCTATCCATTTTTGGGCTTTCCCTTGGGCTTTGGCAGGCGATCGCTGTAGGAGCAAGCCTGGGAAGCTTGTTTGATGCTCCCAGCTTCAACGTGCAGAGCCCGACCTATTCGCTGAGTCCGGCCGCGAATACGACAAGTCAGATCATCCCGGTTCCAGTGGTCTACGGACGAGTCAGAGTGGCCGGGAACGTTTTTTACCAGCAGTTTCAGGACTCCACGAAAAAGATCATGTACCAGCATATCGGCCTTTCGGAGGGACCGATAAAAAGCGTCAACACGAACGATGTGATGATCAACGACTTCACGACTGCCGAGCTTTCCACGGTCACAAAGGAAGTCTTTCTCGGGACCGCCACCCAGCCTCCAAGCGTCAACGAGCCGGAGGGGTGTGCTTACCCGATGCTGGCGTATGTGGCCCTTAAAATGGAGGCCTCGGAAAAACTGGGGGGCACTCCTACGGTGACGGTCGTTCTCAACGGCAGGGATATTGACTACCCGGGCAAAGGGGAGGCGGCCCTGTACCTTGATGCGGAGGCCGAAGCCAGCTCCGGATCGTTCAAGAACGAGGCCAGCCTGCCGGAGGACTCCGGTTATAAGGGCGGCAGCCTCACCGTGGACGGACTTTTGCACTATTACTGGGCTGGATGGGTCAAGGTCGGTGATCAGAGCGAATGGAGGGAGTACGACTACCAGTATCACGACTTGGGGATCCTCTCGGCCGTCTACGCAGACACGAGCAAAGACCAGATCCTCTGCATCCCGTTCGTTTTCGTGAAGGTGTCCGGGGCTCATGCGGAAACGGTCTCCATCTACCCGGACAGTACAGCCGGCACACACTTCGATTTCGATGTGGCCACCGGGAGTTCCGGAGACACGGGCACAGAGTTCACGAAAAGCCTGGATAACGGCATGAGGCTTCACTGGGAGATTCGTAAAACCTACGAAAGCGGGTCGAACACGTACTACTCCGGAGTGCTCTACATCCTGCTGCCTTCGGACGTCCTGCCGACGAGTGGGCGAGCGAAGATCGTCTTTGCCTTGAAGACCCCCTATCTGAATCTCAACCAGGTGGTGGCCGGGCTTCTTCCCTACACGGACATCCTGACGGACGCTCCCTGGGCGGGGTTTGGAGATACCGGCGCCTACAATTCTCCTGCCTGGTGCGCCTATGACTACCTGACGAATACGCGATACGGGGCCGCGATACCGGAGAGTCATTTCGACGAAGACAGCTTTTTCGAGGTGGCGAACCGTTGCGCACAGGAAGGGATAACCCTGAACCTGGCTGTCGATGCCCAGAGGCCGACGATTGACAACCTGAAGGACATCCTGGCGCCGGCCAGAGCCTTTCTGGCTATTCGAGACACGATACGACTGAAGATGGATGCGCCGGTAGAGGCCTACGGCAAGCTCATCACTGCGGACGACATCATCGAGGGAAGCTTTACTTATCGATGTGCGCCGGAAGACCAGATCCCCAATCGAGTCACGGTTGAATTCATCGACGGCGATGGAGAAAACGACGAGGGGACCTGGGAAAGGACGAGCTATTCAATCGAGGACTGGGAGGATATCGCCAGAAGGGGCGTATACGAACGGCGAGTCTCGATGCTGGGCATAACAAACCGAGCCCAGGCGAAGGCGATGTGCAACTACCTTTACGAGCAGGCAAAGCGCTGCACCCTGTACTGTTCCTTCGCCACGAGCCTTAAAAACTCGGACATAGAGGTCGGAGACGTAATTGCGGTTACCTATGACCTCCCGGGCTGGACGGAGAAATGGATGCGGGTGATTGGGGTCGATGACGATGCGGAAGGGACGGTTGCCATATCCCTTTTGGAATACGACCCGCAGGTCTACGATGCGACGGACGATATCTAGGGGGTGAGCTTTTGAGCCAGGATCTCTTCTGGAAGGATTCACAAGGGAATTGGGTCAAGTGTGACACCCCTGAAAAGAGCAAATCCATGCACCTGGAAAAGATTCGGAAAAAGCATGAAGCCCTCGAAAAGGAGGGCTTTTTCTGTTCCCTTGGGTGGCGGATGAATATCGGCACAGAACATGCGTCTCTCCTGGATGGCGGTATTCGCTACGCGGAGCAGAAGGGGCAAACGACAATCACCATCCGGGATTGGGACAACGAGCGTCACGAGGGAGTTTCCCTGGAGAACGCGAAGGCGATTCTCCAGGAGATCGTGGAACGACAGATGGCGTTGCTTTATGGGAAATGGAGCCTGCAGGAGCGGATGCGATCTGCCGGCACCTGGGAGGAAATCCAGGCTCTCGAAGCTGAATACGAGAGGGGCTGGTGAAGATGGAAATATTCGAGTGGACTCCCTATTCGCCGCCCAAGCTCAGCGAATCCTTCAGGGTGACGACGAGTCAGTTTGAGAGCGGGAAAACACAGCGGTATTACAAGGGCAGATCTCCCCGGAAATGGTTTTTGCAGTTTCGGGTGCGCGTTACGGAAATGCTGGAAATCCGGGATTTCTATCGGGCCAGGAAAGGACCTTTCGAGGCTTTCCTTTGGACCGAGCCTCACTCGGGAGATTTGGTAACGGTCAGGTTTTCGGGGGATTCTCTGGATATCGAGTCTCAATGGAAACGAAACCTCGAAACCGGAGAGCTTGAGGTTTGTTTTGGAACCTTTGCGGTCACGTTTGAGGAAGTCCTTTAGGGGAGGGGAGCCGCATGTCCTGGCAGACAGCAAAGAGGCCTCTGGAGTTTGTCCAGGGGCAGACCTACGAAAAGGAATGGACCTTCGACCAAGGCGGCACCCCTATTGATCTGACGGGGTTCACGGGGGCGGCGCAGATCCGGGATAAGGACGGTAACCTCCTGGCGGATCTGACCACAGCAAACGGCGGGGTCGTGATCACGGGGAGCGAAGGCAAGGTGAAGCTTGTCCTTACGCCGACCATTACGGGGGCTGTCCCGGAGACTGATGAGACCCCTCATTCCTGGGACATCGAATTGACGAGCGGGAGCCGGGTGGAAAAGCCTTTCCGAGGCCCTGTCATCGTCTATAAGCGGACCACGGGGGCGGCGTAATGGCGGACCCGGTTGTCGTGACCGAATACCAGGAGATTCTTGAGGTCGAGGAATCCCGGGAGGTCTTAGAGGTTACGGAGGCGACAACCGTTCTTTCCGTTTCAGAGGACGGGGATCCGGTTGTCGTTCAGGAAACCGTGGAGCAAATTACGGTCCAGGAAACCACGCCCGGGGAGGTAGTCACGGTTGTCGAGGAGCCGGTTGTCGTGCAGGAAATGGCAATCGGGACGCAGGGACCCCAGGGCGAGAGCAACACGAATTGGAAGGGCGTTTACGATTCCGGGACTGCCTATGTGACGGGGGACATCGTCAGAGAGGGCGGAGTTCTCTATATCTGTACCAATCCCTGCCAGGGGATTGCTGTCACAAACACCGGGTATTGGGACGTTTTTCTGAGCACGGCAGGAGCGGGGGACCTGTATTTTCACCATCAACAGATATCCCCTTCGGCGGAGTGGACCATCACGCATAGCCTGGGGAAGTTCCCTAGCGTGATGGTGGTGGATAGCGCCGGCACGGTTGTCGAGGGTGCAATTGAATACCTTGACGGAAACAGCTTGAAAGTCTATTTCGCTTCCGCCTTCGGCGGGGACGCATACCTGAATTAGGGGGTGATTTGCTTTGGCAGGAGCCGTTAAGGTCATCCTTTGCGTTTATGACCACAACAAGAACGAGATTCGGAACGTCAAAGGGCATGTTTTGAGTTCCGACCCGTCCCTTTCCGCAGGGGATGAGGCGCTTTTCTGGTACAACTCCACGGATAAGAAGTTCAAATTTTGGGATGGCTCGGCGGTTAGGGCGATCCTGGTGGAGGGCGCTGACCACGGTTTGCTTTCCGGGCTGGGGGATGATGACCACACGCAGTATATCCTGGTGAATGGCACTCGCGCCTTTACCGGGGATGTGGCGATGGGGAGCCATAAGATTACGGGTCTGGCGGACCCGACCAGCGCCCAGGATGCCGCGACCAAGGCTTATGTCGATGCGATGGCTACGGGGCTGGACCTGAAAGGGAGCGTGAAGGCGGCTTCGACCGGGAATCTCACCCTTTCGGGCGAGCAGACCGTGGACGGGGTTGCGCTTGTCGCCGGCGATAGGGTTTTGGTGAAGGACCAGACCACGGGAAGCCAGAACGGGATTTATGTCGTGGCGGCTGGAGCCTGGAGCAGGGCGGCGGATGCGGATTCAAGCGCCGAAGTCACGCCGGGGATGTTCACCTTTGTCGAGCAGGGGACTGTCAACGCTGATTCCGGCTGGGTTCTTGCGAATGACGGGGCAATCACCCTGGGGACAACCGCCCTGGTGTTCTCGCAGTTTTCCGGGGCGGGGCAGATTGATGCCGGGAGCGGCTTAACGAAGTCCGGGAATACCCTGAACGTGGGGACGGCAAGTTCGGCGCGAATCGTGGTCAATGCGGATAATATCGACCTTGCCGCTTCGGGCGTTTCCGCGGCAACCTATACCCTGGCAAAGGTCACGGTGGATGCGTATGGGCGAGTAACCGCCGCCTATAACGGAACCGTCGATGAGGTTGCCGCCCTGATTCATGCCGCGACTTCCAAAGCCACGCCGGTCGATGCCGATGAGGTCCCGCTTGTGGATTCGGCGGCTTCGTATGGCGCGAAGAAGCTGACCTGGGCGAACATCAAGGCGACTCTGAAAACGTATTTCGACACACTGTATGCCGCGGTTGGGCTGGCGAAGTTTTCCGCTACCGTTGGGGATGGGTCGAGCACCACTTTGACGGTCACGCATAACCTGGGGAGCCGAAACGTCATCGTCCAAGTGTTCCTGACCGCAAGCCCTTATGAAGAGGTTGAGGTTGGCGTTGAGCGGTATGACGCGAACACGGTCAAGCTGTATTTCGCTTCCGCGCCGGCGAGCGGAGCTTACACGGTTGTCGTGATTGGGTAAAAGGGGCGGGTTTGAATGAGCGGGAGGAAATACCTGGGTCCATTCACAGAGGACGCGCATATCGCCACTAAGAATGACTTACCATCAGGGTCCAGTTCAGGAGCCGCGACAGACACGGTCGCCAAGACGGTTTCGGTTGGCAACCTGACTCTGTCAGGAGAACAAACGGTCAATGGCGTTTCCCTAGTGTCTGGAGACCTTGTGCTGGTCGCGTTTCAGTCCACGAAAAGTCAGAACGGGGTTTACGCCGTAGCTTCTGGAAGCTGGACCCGACAGTCGGATTGGGATGCGGATGCGGATTTCGTATATGGCAAAAGGATCCTAGTGAAAGAAGGGACCTTGTTTCCTGGGACCCTTTGGGCTTTTGCCCAGGGCGCGGCTTTCACCCTTGGCACAACTGCCGCGCTTTTCGAGTGCCTTTCCCCGGTCTCGATCAAGTTCACCGCAGACGGGTCTTGCCCTGTTTTTAAGCGGCGACTCTTCGTTACGATGTGCGGAGGTGGAGGCGGTGGGGGTGGGGCTTTCGGCTCATCCTCGGTCTATATTTCAGGTGGAGGTGGCGGCGGTGCGCAAGCTTACCTCGAGGAACCCGTTGATGCCTCGCTTGGGGATGTCGTTTCTGTCACAGTCGGGCCTGGCGGAGCGGCAGGGGGAACTTCATCGGGTAATGTCGGCGGAACTGGGGGGACATCCAGTTTCGGAAGCCTGCTCTCTGCTACAGGAGGGGCAGGGGGGGAACGGTCCTCGGCCTCCGTTTCAGGACAGGGTGGGGTCGCTGGAGGTGATGGTGGTGCTCCGGGTATGCCGGGAGGTTATTCCTCCACAGATACGCGTATGTCCACTCGTGGGTCTGGTGGGGCCTGTCAGCTGGCTCCAGGTGGGCCGTTCGGGGCAAAGACATCACAGGTTGGGGAAACTGGCTATGTCTACGGATCCGGTGGGTCCGGAGGCTATTCTACCAATAGCACAAGCCGCATTGGTGGGGCCGGGGCTCAGGGAATTGTCATCGTGAGAGGGTAGTCGGATGAGATATGCCCAAATCCTGAATGGCAGGGCACATTGGGTGTTCGAGCAGGAAACTTTGCCGGAGTTCGCGCCGAATATCGTCCTGGTAAACATCACGGACAAACCCGAAGTTAAGGAGGGGTGGAAATATAACCCTGACACCGGAGAGTTTGCAAACCCCTACGTACCGCCAACGCTGGAGGATATCAAGGAACGAAAGTTGGAGGAAATCAAACAGGCCTCTCTCTCCGCTCTCGCCTCCGGCTACGTCTTATCCAACGGCTGGAAGGCGAATTGCGGCCTTGACGACGTGCTGATGCTTCGTGGCGGAATCGAATTGGTTGAGGGTAACGGCGGAACAGCACTGCCCGAATACCGCGACTTCCACAACGAGCGGCATTTCAACGTGCCTATCGAAACGGCGAAGCTCCTTCTCTCAGAGATTGTGACCTATCAGGCCTACGTGTTTCACCGAAAATGGGAATTGCAGGACATGGCGAAAGTCGCAGGGACAGTGGACGAGGCCAATGCCATCACTTGGTAGGTTTGCCAATCGCAGAGCGGGGCCTCCATATGGGGGCTCTTTTTTGTGGAGAAAGAGAGGCACGGCATGGACGGGTTCTTCGCCTTTTTGGGCCTTTGTTCCGTGTCCATGATCGCATTGGTCCTGGTCCTCATCCTGTCGGTTTGGAGGTGAACGGCACGTGTCGGAAGAGCAGACGATCACGGAACGATTGGCCAGGCTGGAGACCCAGCAGTCGAACATCCAAGGGAGCATGGAGAAGCTGGAGGGGGCCATGACCGACCTTGTGAGGTCGGTCAATTCCTTTGTTGCTACACAGGGCAAGGTTGATGCCAGGCTTCTGGCGATCGAGCAGGACCTTCGGGACGGGCGGGACCGTTTCAAGATCCACGATTCCCGAATCGCTAATATCGAGAAGCGCTGCGACGAGAGCAAGTGGATCCGCGACGCAGGGGCCAGGCACCTGGAAGAGGCAAAGGGGCAGGACGTCTCCATTCAGGGGGCAGTCCTAACGGCAGGCTGGGCCGAGCGGGCGGTATGGCTGCTGATTACTGCCGTGCTGGGCTTCCTAGCGTCGAGGTAGCAGACATGGGCAGACTGTCGGAGCACTTCGACGAACGGGAGTTCCTATGCCGGTGCGGATGCGGAGGGGGCAGCGGGAAGATTCACCCCAACCTGGTGATGGGACTGGAAATGCTCAGGGACCTTGTGAAGCTCCCGATCGTCCTGACCTGCGCCTACCGGTGTCCGGCCCACAACGCGGCGGTCGGAGGGGTCCGGAATTCCTACCACGTCCAGGGAATGGCGGCGGACATCTACGTTGCCGGTCTCACTCCCCAAGAACTCGCCGGCCAAGCGGCTCGGGTTCCCCTGTTCTTCCAAGGGGGAATTGGGATCTATCCTCAACGGGGATTCGTGCACGTGGATGTGGGGCATAAAAGGCGGTGGATGGGATGAACCTGACGCCCGCAGAGGTATTCGAAAAGATCCTGCAAATGAACCGGGAGGGGGGCTTGATGGCTCCCCTCAACGCTTTGGGGGTGACGGCCCAGACCTGTCATGAAACGGGCTGGTACAAGCATACCGGAGGGGATGGCAACTTCAACCTAGGCGGGATCAAGTGCAGCGATAACTGGCTGGACGGTCGTATCCCATGGTCAACCCGGCAATGCCGGTCACTCAAGACCCAGGAATTCGTCAACGGGAAATTTGGGGATTACCGGCTGGCCTTCAGATGGCACGATAGGCTTGAAACCTATCTGAAGGATCATGCCAGGCTAATCGCGCTGTTCTATCCCGTATCGCGTGACAACGCCGACTGTGCCTGGGGATACGTCGCCGGAGTCCATGGGAAATGGGCGACGGGGCCGAGTTATTTCCAAAGCGTCGGCCAGATGGTCATCAGGCTGGCTCCTGAGCTTGTCGGGGCCGATTGGATGGCAAAGCTTCAGAATTCCTTTGCAGAAGCTGAACGACGCGGCGTCCTGTCCCCTAATCAACGTTCCTTTTTGCGGTCCAGACTCGCTTAGGAGGGGGAGAAATGAAGCCTGAAGTCAGGCAATACCTCATGTCGGCCCTGGAGGATGGAGACGGAGCGCTCTCGACGAGCAGGATCATCTCGCTCGTCATCGCGATCGCTTCCGTTCTCTTCATTACCATCGTCATCTTGAAGGCCATGAGCCCGGAGTACATCGGGCAGGTCACAACCTATGCGACAGCCGGGTTTGGCACCACGTACGGCACCGGTAAAATCGCCGATGCATTGACGAACTTTGCCGGTAAGAAGCAGGGATCTGCAGCGCCAGTGCCTCCGGCAGGGGGGAAAGATGCCGGAATGGTTTAACCGAGGCGAAGCCCTAAGAAGGGAGGAGAAAAACCGTGAAAGCATTCCTGGTCAAAGTTAAGGCTTGTGCTCTGTGGGCCTGGGGAAAGGTTAAGACGACAGCGGCGTTCATTGCGGACTTCGTGAAGTGGATCAGGGAGCGGGGGAAGGCCGAATGAGCCGAAAAGCGCTCTGGCTGATCGCCATCCTCGCCCTGCTGGCAGGTGCCTGGTGGGCCTGGCAAACGAGAGAGGCCCCCAAAGTTTCCGCGGAACGTCAGGCCCAGGAGGCCGTTGCCACGGCAACCGAAGCGGTGGCTTCAGCGGATAAGGCCATCAAGAAGGGTAGGGTCATTTTGCGAGCCATTCCAGGGGAGGTGAAGGCTGTTGAAAAGCAGGCGGAAGATTCTGCTCATTCTGCTGACCTTGGCGTGCTTGCTGGTCGGGCCAACGATCGGATACGCGAGTGGGTCAGGCAACATCCCACCGGTAACTCCGTGGGTTCATCCGACGATGGGGCCGGGTCTGTTCTGGCCGGAGGAAGCGGCGAGAATTAACGATGCCTTGAGCGAGGCGGCCCTGGAGAAAAACAGGCTCTACGAGTCCAGGATCGGGGAATTGTCCATTCTTCTGGAGGCGGCCGAAGTCGAGGTGTCCCAGGCCAAAGACAGTCTGCAAAACCTGAGAGACTTGGTGCCGAGAGTCCGGACAGAGGCCTACCGGCAAGGATTCGAGGCCAGGCGCATAGGGTTCGGCGTGTTCGTAGGTTATGATCCATTTAGCAGCAATCCGACGGCTGGCGTCGGTATTTATTACGGGTTTTGATAAAAAATGGGGGTCCGGATTGCCCGGGCCCCCATTTTTTTGCCTTTCCCCCGGCTATTTCCCCTTCTGTTCATCCAACCAGTTGGCCCAATGTCCCATCATCTTTCTTCGTACATCCAATAATTCCGCATAGTTATAAGCGGCTCTGACGGGATCCCGGTCGAGGTGAGCGAGTTGACGCTCGATCGCGTCCGGAGGCCACCCTTGCTCGTTTAAGATCGTTGACGCCATGCTTCGAAATCCATGGCCTGTAAGCTCCTCTTTCGCGTACCCCATTCGTCTCAAGGCTGCGTTTACGGTGTTTTCCGATATAGGGCGTTCTGTAGTTCTCATCGAGGGGAAGACATAGCGCTCTTGCCCGGTCAGGATGTGGATTGAACGTAAAACATGCTTCGACTGGATGGACAGAGGGACGATATGCGGGCGTCGCATTTTCATTTTTGCAGCAGGGATTTTCCATTCAGCCTTGTCTAAATCAACCTCGGCCCACTCCGCCTGCCTTAATTCCCCTGGGCGAACGAAGGTATAAACTCCAAGCAGCAAAGCCGCTTTCACGATCGGAGACCCCGCGAAGCCATCAATAGCCCGCATCAGGCCGCCAATCTCCTTTGGATCTGTTATTGAGGCCCTGTGTTCTATTTTGGCAGGCTGGAGAGCCCCTCGCAGATCTCCAGACGGATCCCTCTGACAGCGGGCAGTGGCCACGGCATATCTGAATACCTGTCCGCAGCTCTGAAGGACGCGGTGTGCCGTTTCGTGGATTCCCCGGGCTTCGATACGCCTCATAACTTCAAGAAGGTCAGCCGCCTGGATGGACTCTATGGGCATGTCGCCGATATGGGGAAGGACGAAGCGGTTCAGCCTGGACTCTAGGCATTCTGCATGGCGCTGAACCCGTATCGGGTAAACCTTTTTCTCAAGCCACTCTTTTACGACTTCGGAAAAGGTTACACCGCGGGGTTTATCTTTGAAAGGCTCCTGTCCTGCAGCGATCGTAGCCTGAATCTCGTCACGTTTTTGCCGTGCCTGAGCCAAAGACACTGCGGGGTAAACGCCAAGGCTTCTCTTCTTTTCCTTCCCACTGCTCCAGGTCCGGATTCGCCAGTATTTCGCCCCGTTGGGCAGAACCTCCAGATAGAGTCCGCGATCGTCGCGAACCATGTACGGTTTCTCCTTAGGCTCCATTTTCCGTATGCGCAGGTCTGAAAGCGGCAA